ACGTTGAAGAGTATTCGATTGGGAACCGCAGCCTGACGAAGCTTTCAATTCAAGACCTGATGAAGTGGCGCGACTACTACAGACAAGAGGTTGCTAAAGAAAATCAGCAAGCTAGAGCAAGAGCAGGTAAGCGTCCTGGCAATCTCGTCAAAGTCGAGTTCAGGAGGGCAGGATGATTCAAGAGGCAATGTGGTGGCTCACCGATAGAGTACATAGGCCAGCACCTGAAAACCCAAGTCCAAAGCAGAAGAAGCGTCGATACGATGGCGCGGCAGGTTCGAGATTCCTAGCGGATTTTGTTGGTTCAACGACAAGCTCAGACGCAGAACTTCAGTATTCGCTTAGACGTCTACGAGACAGAGCCAGAGAACTTTGCCGAAACGACGATTACGCCAGACGTTACCTGCAACTGATGAGTTCTAACGTAGTTGGCGAGCATGGTTTCACGCTTCAGTCTCGCGCCAGAAATCTCAACGAGCCAAATGTCGGGCAACTTGACGCAGCCGGAAATGAAATCATTGAACGAGCCTTTCGACGTTGGGGTAAATCCTGTTCCGCCAATCAGCGTCAATCTTGGCTAGATGTTCAGCGATTAGTGATTCAGGGACTTTGTCGAGATGGCGAGATTCTGATTCGTTTTGTTCGTGGGAAGCGTTGGCGTGACGGACTCGCACTTCAGGTGCTAGAGCCGGATTACCTCGACGAAGAATATTTCACCACAGAGCCAAGAGGCAGAAGAGTGGTGATGGGTGTGGAACTCGACGAGTTCGACGCACCGCAAGCGTACTATCTCAAGCTTGGTCAAGGCCATCCGTTCGATACGTTCGGGCAGAGAAGAAGCGACAAGCGGACAAGAGTTCCGGCTGAAGACATCCTACACATTTATTTGCCTGACCGAGCGCAACAAACCAGAGGCGTCAGTTGGTTTGCTTCAGCAATGACGAGAATGCGAATCCTCTCAGGTTATGAAGAAGCCGAACTGATTGCAGCAAGAACCGCAGCCGCAAAAATGGGGTTTCTGGTAAGTCCTGACGGTGAGGGTTTCATTGGTGACGAATCCGCTGACGGAAACCAGATCATGTCTGGCGAGCCAGGAAGTATTCAGCAATTGCCAGCCGGAATGACCTTTCAAGAATGGAATCCTTCGCACCCCACTTCAGCATATGCCGAATTCCACAAAGGCATTTTGCGAGGCATCGCTTCCGGCTTGGGCATCAGCTACACCAGCCTGAGTAACAACCTCGAAGGCGTCAGTTATTCGTCCATTCGTCAAGGCGCACTAGAAGAGCGTGACTTGTACCGTCAGATTCAAAGCTTTTTGATTCAGCACTTGTGCGAACCTGTTGCTCAAGAGTGGCTGAAAATGGCAATGACTTCCGGCTCAATTCCGATTCCGATTACCAGATACGACAAGTTTTCAAACACTCTTGAGTTTCGAGGTAGAGGTTTCAGTTGGGTTGATCCAGCAAAAGAGATCAGAGCCGAAGTCGAAGCAGTTAGAAATGGATTCAAGTCACTGAATGACGTGGCGCGACAGTATGGACGTGACGTTGAAGAGGTGTTCCAGCAAATGCAGAACGACAAGGCAATGGCAGAGCGTTATGGAATCAGCCTAGCCTTTGAGCCGCTTGGTTCGCCTCATGGTCCTGTTGAGCCAGAGGTTGAATAGTGGCAGAAAGCTACAAGCCAACCGAGGGCATGATTTCCGAGGCAAACCGTGGCCTAGATTGGAGACGAGAATTTGGCAGAGGCGGAACGTCTGTCGGAATCGCTCGAGCCAGAGACATCTCAAACGGCAAGAGCCTACCACTGGCAACCGTCAAGCGGATGAAGTCCTTTTTTGCGAGGCATGAAGTTGACAAAAAAGCCGAAGGTTTTCGACCAGGCGAAAAAGGTTATCCATCAAACGGCAGAATTGCTTGGGCTATGTGGGGTGGGGATGCTGGCAAAAGTTGGAGTGAGAAAATCGTGAATCAAAGCGAGAGAATTATGGATTTAACTAGCATGACCGAGAGACACGTTATTGACGTTGAAGAAACGAATGACGAGTACATTGTGGCTTTTGCCAAGGCTCAAGAAGTCGCAGAAGAGCCGGAAGAAAGAGAAGTGGAACAAGTCGAAAAGCGAGACTTACCAGTTCAAACGCAATACCGCACCGGAAGCGTTCGCTTGATGGATGACGAATCAGACCGAAGAGTGATGATGTCGATTAGTTCAACAAATCCGGTTGAAAGAGAATTCGGTTACGAGGTGCTGGAACACAACATTTCTTCTGTCGATATGGAATTCATGTCCAGCGGCAAAGCACCATTGCTTTTAGACCATGACGCCAGACAGCAGATTGGAGTGGTTGAAAAGGCGTATATGGACAACGACAAACTTCGCGCACAAGTAAGGTTCAGTAAAAACGCAATGGCGGAAGAAGTTTATCGTGACGTAGTGGACGGCATTCGTGGCAACGTCTCAATCGGATACCAGATTCAAGGCATGACGAAAGACGAGAACGGTTACAAAGACAAACCGCTTTATCGGGTGAGTTCCTTCAAACCATTGGAGGTTTCAATGGTTTCCATACCTGCCGATTCTACTGTTGGAGTTGGCAGAAACTATCAGCCGGATCTTTCCGGTAATGAATCAACTGCAATTCAGGAGAATAAAATGGAAGAGCAGGTTCAAAAGCCGGAAGTAAATGTTCGGCATGAAGTCAATGAGAAGCTTAATGAGTACCGCAACCAATCCAGCCAGATTCTCGAACTTGGCAAGCGGCACAACGAATACGACTTGGCTTTCCGAGCACTTCAGGAAGAGAAGTCACTGGCTGAATTCCAAGCCATGCTTTTAGAGAAGAAGACTTCCAAGCCAATCGACTTCAGCGTTGACGCCACACCGAAAGAAAAGCGCAACTATTCCTTGGTGCGAGCAATTCGAGCCGCAGACCAGAAGGATTGGTCAAAAGCTGGTTTTGAAATGGAAATCAGCCAGGAACTCGCAAAGACGCAAAAGCGACAACCAAAAGGCTTTTTTGTTCCTGATTGGGGTTGGCAGACTCGAACGGTATCAACCGCAGCCGGAGCAACTTTTGGCGCAGGCTCAAATATCGTTCCAGAGGACTACCGAGGTGATCGCTTTATAGATGCCTTGATTTCAACCAGCATCCTTGGACAAGTAGGCGCAACCGTGCTGAACGGTTTGCAAGGCAATGTCGCGATTCCCAAGATTTCCACCAGCACCGCAGCGGCTTTCATTGCGGAAGGTGGCTCAGTTGGAAATAGCGAGCCAGACTTTGCTCAAGTGACGATGACCCCAAAGCTTCTGGCGAACAAGGTTGCCGTGACACGCGAGTTGATGATTCAGTCTGACCCAAGTGTAGAGCAGCTCATCAGAAACAACATGGTCCGAATTTTCTCGGCAAAAATCGACAACGTAGCGCTGAAAGGTGGCGGATCTAACGAACCAACCGGAATTCTAGGCACAAGCGGAATTGGTGACGTTTCCTCTGGTGGAACCAGTGGCAACGCTAATCTGACGTATGGCAATGTCGTTGACATTATGACGGAAGTTTCACAGGACAACGCATTATTGGGCAACCTCCGCTGGGTAACTCATCCAGCAGTTGTGGGGAAACTGATGCAGACCTTAGTCGCTGCTTCAACAGATAGCCGCATGATTATGCCTTCACCTGAAAGCATGATGGGCTACCCAGTGGTTCAGACCACTCAAGCACCAAGTTCCTCACCTTACTCACTGATTTTCGGGAACTGGTCTGATCTTTATGTGGGCTTTTTCTCAGCACTGGATGTGCTGGTTGACCCATACGGCAGTGCAGGAACAGCAACGACCAATTTGTATTTTTATCAAGATATGGATATTGCGGTTGCTCATGCTGAAAGCTTCGCGGCAGCACAGGACGTAACTGTTGCCTGAGTGTATCAGCTAGATGAGTTACAAGGTTGGGGTGCTGCTCGACCTTGTATATTACTTTGTGGCGGACCTTCTGCGCCTTCAGACCTAGCGAAAGCCAAGGCGCGGATAGGTTCAAAAGCTTACGACTTAGCCGGAGTCAATAATCACGGCTTACTTTTTCTTGGGGAACTTGCCTGGTGCTACGCTCATGACGTCCGAATGGTTCAACACCTTAAAGAGTACGATTCACCGAGCATTATTCACCACGATCCCAAGAACCTGAGAGACAAAGACATTCACGGTGGAATTGTCCCATTCATTCGGCTTTCAGGACCAGAAGCTCTTTGGACCGCAGACTTTTTTGACTACTCAGAAATCCACATTTGCGGTGTCGATTTCTACACCGGACCACGCAGATACTGGCACCAGTGGGATTTAGATAAAAAGCCAACAAGAGTCCAAGAAGACCAACAAGGCAAGTGGATAGAAGCACGGGACCAATTGCAAAATCCTGGGCGAATCGTGACATACAACGAACGACTTCAGAGAATATTTCAATGAAGATTCAAATTATCAGAGGCACGGTGGCAAACGGTGGACCTGTTCGGGTTGGACAGGTGATTAGCGTTGACCCAAAAGAAGCAAATCAACTGATTAACATGGGCAAAGCGGTTGTTTATGAGAATCGGGCCAAAGGCTTAGACGAAGCAGAAGCGCCACCAGTGACCACGCGAACGACTAAAACAGCACGCAAGCCTAAAGCCAAATGAGCGTTGAAACCGCAGCCGATAGAACTGCCATGCTCGCAGACTACGGAACCACTGTGACAAAGGCGGACGCAAGCACATTCACAGGCATTTTTGACAATGACTTTCTTGCAGTGGATTTGGACGAAAGCGAAGTCGAAAGCACAGAACCAACACTTCTGGCAAGAACCGCTGACGTTTCCGGCTTGGCTCATGGCGATTCGCTGACCATTTCAGCAGTAAGCTATACCGTTCGAGGGATTCAACCGGACGGCACAGGCATGACCCAAATCATGTTGAGTGTTTAAATGGCGCACAAGCGAGCGCAAATCAAAGCAAGAATCCAAACGGTTCTGACCGGACTAGCGACAACAGGAAGCAATGTCTTTCTCTCAAGAACTTATCCAATCGCAACCAGTGATTTGCCTGGGCTGCTGATTTACGCGAATTCAGAAAGCATTCAACGCTTAGAGATTGGGATTCAAAACAGGCAACAACGAACACTTGATTTGTCTATTGAAGCCGTAGCCAAAGGTGCAAGCGCAGAAAGCACACTGGACACAATCACGGTTGAAGTTGAAGAAGCAATGGCGAACGACCAGACACTCAATGGGCTGGCAATAGATTCACGAATCACCGATACGCAGATCCGGCAAGCATCTGCTGAAAGTGAGTTTTTCATAGCCACGCTACGGTATGAGATTCTTTACCGTACTACTGAAAACGACGTCGAATAAAAGGAGACGCAAATGGCAATTCCAGATCGTTATTTACGGTTAAGAAGTTCTCAGCCGTACATCACCACTGAATCCACTGCTGGCAGTTATGTCGCAGTTTCCGCAAGTGATGGATTTACCACAACCGAACCTTTGGCGCTATCACAGACTTTTAATACAAGCGACATTTCCGAAGTCGGCACAAGGCTTTTACAGAATCGAAGCTTTGTAAACTATGCCCAGCGAGCAACCTTTGATATTCCGTTTCTGGTCAAGCCTTCAGCTTCAGCCGGAACTGCACCAGCAGAAGATACACTCTTGACCAAGACCTTTGGAACTAAGACGGTTTCGGGTGGAACATCAGTCACATATAGCTTCAGCCGAGTTAGCGACACCTTCCAAGTGGCGCAGTTGGTAGACACTTATAAACTCTATGTGAGCAACGGAACTGTCGTTGAAGGCTTCAGCGTAGACATTACGCGAGACGGAGTGTTTACGATGAACGCAAACTGCCGAGCAAGCCGAATTCGGTACTCTGGACCTGTCAACGCAACAGGTACAGACGTTTCTGTGACTGATTCCTCGCCTGCCACTGTCACCTTAGATCCTGCCTCAAACGCAGTCGCTGCCGATTATTTCTTTGCTGGGCAATTGGTTGACATTTACGATTCAAGCGATTCACAGGTGAACACCGGAGGCGCTGCAACCATCAGCTCACCAAGCACAACAACCGCAACGGTTGGAGTGCAAGCCGCTTCTGGTGACTCTTTCACAGTCAGCGCGACTGACTACTTAGTGCCTCATTTGCCAGCCGCGACTCTCAGCACTTACGAGCCAATCGCCACCAGTGCCGCTCAAGTTTACTTGGCAGCACAAAACACCGCAGCCGCAAGCTTGATTGCTTCAGCTAACGAGTTTCTCGCCACTGGCTTCTCAATGAGCGTCAGCAAGAACTTGGGCGACCCAGGCTTGGCAGAGATGACGGGCGACAAGTACCCAGCCGCAGCTTATGTGAGTAACGATATTACCGTGACAGGCTCTTTTGATTTCGTGATGAGGCCAGCACAAGCGTATCGCTTCGAGCAGTTTGCCCGATTGGAGCAAATCGCAATTGGCGTTCAAGTAGGCGACACCGCAGGCAGCATTGTTCAAATCGTCATTCCATCTGCTCGCGTTTCCATTTCAGGGACAGAGCAAGACGGAGCCGCAGCCGCTTCCGTGGACTTTGCCTTAACTCAAGGCTCTTCTGCAACAGACGCAGCCGCTTTCTCTCTAATCTATAAATAATTTATTTATGCCATCTATTTTTGATGTCCAGCGAGCAAACGAAGTAACAATCGACTTCAATGACGCAGACCTGGACCTTGAAGCAACCTTTCAATGCGTTTTACCTCACCAAAAGCTTTTGACTGAGGCACTCAACGCAGCCACCAAGACACAGAAAGGCAAGCAAACGATTGATTCATTAATGTTTGCTCGTAAGCTTTTTGTGCCTTGCGTGACCTCCTGGTCATTCGATGAAGATTGTAGTGTTGAGAACAAAAGTCTTTTTGTTGGAGAAGACGCTGCGCTCAATAAAATGGCAACGCATGTTAGCTTGAAGCTAATGCGTTTGGCTCAGGCGAAAGTCGATGACGAAGAGGGAAATTAAAAAGCTACCTAGATTTAGTCTTAGAACGAGCGGCTTATCTAGGTGACTCAGCCGAACATGGCATTCAAGAGGGCGACCGATACCAAGCGGTTTGGTGCTGCAAATCAGCGGACAATGTCTGGCAGGAAGACGAAGAGCCGCCTTGTTCAGTATGTCCAAACAATCTGACGCTGACCGAGAGAAACCTAGCAGCGGTTCAAGCGTTTAAAGACCTCGACACCACCGGACGAGACTTAGGTTTTGATATTGGCTACTTACGAGAAGAAGCCATTGATTGCTATCTCAGAAGAAACCAGACCAACACACCAGAAGTCTATTCGGCTTTAGTGACAATTGACCGAGAAGTCACTAGCCACAGAAAGCAAGAGAACGAGCGCAAACGAGACTTGCAAAAGAAGAAGTCTAGCACCGCTCGACCTACCCCAAAGCCTAGAAGAAAACGATAATGGCAAACGCAGCCTCTACCATTGAAATTGAATTAGAGATTCGTGACGCTATTAATCGTTTGGGCAGATTGGAGAGAGAACTTACCAAATCGTCGCAGTCATTCGACAGAGCGGCACAAGCCACCAGAAAATTTGAAGGCGCAATAAATAAAGCCAAGGCCGGATTGGTTGCCTTCTTTGCTGCCATCAGTCTTCAGAAACTAGCACAGTTATCTGACGCAATGACTCAGTTTGAGAATCGCGTCAAGCTTGCCACCAACTCGCTAGTACAGCAGCTTGCGGTTCAGCAACAACTTTTTCTTGTAGCACAAAAAACCGCACTACCTCTTGAAGACGTTGGACAGCTTTATTCTCGCCTTCGTATTGCTGCCGAGCAATTGGGAGCAAGTCAACGTGACCTCATCAACCTAACCGAAACCGTAGGACTTGCACTGAAGGCTTCCGGCACTTCAGCAGCATCCGCACAAGGCGCATTGCTTCAGCTAGGGCAAGCCTTGAACAGTCCCAGAGTTCAAGCCGAAGAGTTCAACTCTCTGATTGATGGAATGCCTAATTTGCTGCGAGAAGTCGAAAAGCAGCTAGGACTTACCGCAGGAGGTTTGAAAAAGTTCGTCACAGACGGACAGCTCAGTAACAAGAAATTCTTTGACGCTATTCTTGCCAGCCAGAAAGCCTTAACCCAGCAAGCCAACAGTTCTGCCTCAACGATTGAACAAGCCAATCAGCGAGTTGCCAATAGCTTCACTTCTTTGATTGGGGCCATTGATGACAAGCTAGGTGCGAGCAAATTCTTCACTGGATTCATTGACGGGCTAGCAAGCGGCATTGACAAACTATCCAACTTCTTGGGCTTGACGACTCAAGCCACTGGTGGAGGTGGGGGAGGTGCGAATTTAGATGAGATTATTTCTGAAGAATTAGAAGCAACAACACCAAAAATGCCTTCTTTGTATTTTCAGACATACGTTGAAGGACTTGCTGCAATGATGAATAGCAACGCCAGCAAGACAGAAGTCAAAAAGCAAATTATTGCTTTTATGGATTACTTCAACCAAACCGTTGGGCAAGCAGTTGAAGAAGGTGGATTTTCTTTTACACCTTATCCAGATTTTGACCCAACCTTTAAAGAAATAATTCCTGTTAAAGACTTTATCGAAAATGAATACATCCCAATTTTGCAGATGCTGGAAGGTATGCTGGCACAGGCTCCCAACCTGACATTCTTTGAAGAAATCAGAGAAGAACTGCTTGAACAGATTAGACTTTTCACAGTTTTAGAAGAGAACGCTGAACGAACAACGGACGCCATCCTTTCCGGTGTTTCTGGCGCAGGTCCAAACGCAAGCCGAGCCGCAAACATCGCTCAATCGAAAAGTTTTGAAGAAGCCACTGCCAAGCTGATTCTGAGCAACGAAAAGGTTGCCAAAGCCATCGACTCAAGCTTTGAACTTCTCTTTGAGGTGCTTGACCCATTCATTGATTTACTTGGCGATTTAATCAGTGCCATTAATCGCTTGATTGGAGCCTTGATTGAGAACGCAACAAATGCTGCAGAAGGAATCCTTGACACGGTTGGACTTGGCCCAAATGGTTATATTTTTGGGGGTGGACTTGCCAGAGACTTAGAAGCAGCCTTCAGCAGTTCAAGACCTGGAGGACCAACCAATCAGCAAAAAGCATTTGCTCAAGCCGATTCGATTTTTGAAAACATTGCAGACACTCCGTCAACGAGGGATCAACTGCAACCAAAGATTGACGAACTAGCTGACTTGATTCCAGATTTGGGACTGACCGAAGTTATCAACCGAATAACGCAAAACACTGAAGAGGCAGTCGCTAGCCTGGAAGCTGTCCAAATAATCAATTTCAAAACACTAGCAGCAGCTTCATCTGCTCCTTATCTTATGAATCAAATAGGTAAGGAAATAAAAAAAGTAAATGAGAAGATTGCTGAGACAGAAGAGAAATCGAAGATTGTTATTCAAGGATTGATTGAAGCCTACATTCAAGAACCACTGAACGCCTTGGATGATTTAACCCAATCCGCAGAAGACCAGATTGCGGCAATTGCATTTCAAAAACTAAGCGCAGAAGAACAAATCCAGTTTAGGTATGACGAGGCAATAGCGACGATTGAACAGCAAAGAGCCTTGGCGGACTTAATCAATGATGAAGAACTGAGAAGTCAGCTTTTGGATTCGGTGAATCGAGCGACCCAAGCACAAAATGACCTGCTCGAAAAGCAACAAGAAGAACTACAAAAACTCAACGAAGAACGCGAGCGAGAAGCCGCTTTAGTTCTTCAACAGCAAGGCCAAGCACAGGTGGACAAACTGCTCAGTGATTTAGAAAAAACCTTCGACAATATCATTGAACTCGTCCAAGACCTACGCGACCAAGCGTCCGGTTTGCTTTTGGGGCAATACTCAACGGCAAGCGCAACGGACAGGTTCAGCACCGCAGCCGACACCTATTCCGATTTGTTAGCCGCAGCACTCGACCCAGACGCAACAGAAGAAAACGTCAAAGAGTTTCAAGACTTTGTAGACACCTACCTCAAAAGCGCACAAGACGTATTCAAATCTTCGAGCCGATACCAAAATATTTTTAATTCAGTTTTGGCAGACATTGAAGAGGTTGCAGAATTTGTTCAGGCGACCATGCCACAAAGTGAAATTGACAAGGTCCGCGAGCAACTGACAGACGTTGCAGAAGAATTCGGGCTGGGTGTGGAAGAGGTGATTGAAGGCTTGGACAGATTAGTGCTGGCGTTGACGTTTCGCGCCTTGATCGTGGACATTCCGGTTCAAACCGTAATTGATGAAGCAAACTCTGACCTAATCGTTGAAGCCGTAGTCACCGCAGTTGAAGATCAAAACCTTTCAGACACTGAAATCATTTCTATTGTCACCGCAGTTGCCGACAAACTCAGTGACACGCAGATTGAAGAGATTGTCACGGCAGTGGCTGCAAACGGTTCAGACACCAATATTGAAGCCGTAGTCAGTGCAACCGCTTCAAACGTCCCAATCATTCAAGCACTGGTTGACGCAATTGCTGCTAACATTCCTGTCATCAGCGTTGACGTTGATTTAAATCTGGACCCAATCAATGAAGCTATTGCTGATCTAGGCGCAACGCTACAAGGCGCAGTCAATAATTTTATTGTTGATGTAAACCAATCCAGTGCAGCGATTCAAGGCGAAACGCTTTCCACACTAGCAGCCTTTGGGCAAGGTGGGGATGTCCTAACCTCTGGGCTTTATTCAGCAATTCGAGGCGTGACAACAAGCAGCACAGATCAAATTTATTCTCCAAATTTGGGCCAAAATATCTATGCAGACACAACATTATCAGCAG